AGAATCGCGTTTTCGATCCCACGCTTGAGCCCTTCGTTTGTCAAGTCTTGCCCGACTTCGACATTTGTCGAACGGGTCGCCGCTTCGGCGTCGGCTTTTGCGAGAAGCTCTAAAACTTCTTTCCGAGCCTCGTCGGCCGAAATGTCGCGCTCGATCATTTCGTCGGCGACCGATCCGTCAAGCTTCGCGCTTTTAACGGCGGACCGGATTTCTTTTTGACGAGCCTTTTCGGCTTGCCTTGCTTCGCTTTGCAGTTTTTCGGTATCCACTTCGATTACCTCCGGAGTTTGGGTTTTTTCTTCGACAACGGCCCCGCCGTCGGTAGTGGGTTCAGTTGTCTTAGGTGTTTCATTTTTTGGGGCCATTGGCTCTCCCCTTTCCTCTAAAAGTTTACATTCAAAAATATTTGCTTTTTCGAAATTTCTGACTTGTGCGCCGGGATCCGCCGGAATGGCCACAAATGACAATTCAAGAGGCTCCCAATCCACAACCCGGTAAACCGGGATTTCGTCCTGATCATCCTTGTTTTGCTTGGGCATTTCCTTGACCGCGTGCCGGACATATCCGATCGAAACGTGGCGAATCACCCCCGCTTTCACGTCGCGAAAAATCGCGTCGGCGTCCTCGCGCTCGCTAAATTTCACGGTCGCGAGCCCTTCTTTATTTCGGACTTCGGCTTTTGTCACGACTCCGATTTGAGAGTCGACCGAGGGGACATGATCTTTCAAGACCGCCGCTCCATTTTTGAAACGCTCAAGCCTCACGCTCGAAGGTTTCATGTCGAGCTCCTCGAAATAGTCTTGACCGAAACCATAAAATGTATTCCGCTTGACCCGAGCCCCTTTTGAAAATGTGACTTCGACGGTCCTTTTGTCCTCGTCGACTGTCTTCGGGTTTATCGCGGCCCGAATCTCTTCTTTTGGAAGATGAAGTTTTCTCGTTTCCATCAAAAAACCCCTATTCTAAAAAATCCTGATTTACTTGTAGCGTGCCGGCTTGATTAACTTTTCTCGTGTCGCTGTCAAGGACAAGCCCGAGAGAATCGATCATGTCGTTATCGCTTTTGATCTCTAAAAATTGATCGCTTGGATGTCCGCCAATTTGCCGGATCACGTCCGAAAGCGTCGAGATCCCGGAGCGGATCGCCGAAATATTCGCCGGGATTTCTTTTGTGGGGTCCAAAAGCTCGCGCCTTGGAGGTGTCCACGAAACCGCGGCCCCTTCGGTATCATATCCCATGATTGCGGCGGCTTCCAAAAACCACTTGAAGACTTTGTCGCAAAACTGCGGAATTAGCATGTGTTTTCGCCACGAGTCGATATTGCGACCGAATTCGAGCCAGCCCATCCGGGCGGACGAATAGTTGACCTCAGAATAATTTCCCGTGAGAGCTTCAAAACTCACACCGACGCCCGCGGCGATTGAATGTAAAACGTTATCGATGTATGTCTCATAAGTCCCCTGAGCCGGCATTGGCGGGGTCGCGAATTTAATGTCCTTCCCCGAGGGGAGATACTCAATGATACCGGGCTCAAGTCTTTCGATTGCAAGCTCTTGATCTTCGCCCGTCGCGTCGATCGGTGCTTCGATGTCATAAACAAAAGCCGAAAAGCAAGCCGAAACCTTTTGCTTGACGAGCATTGCATTTTCGAATTCGTCGAGCTCGCGAAGCCGCGCCATGACCGGAGCAAACCAAGTCACGCCCCGGACTTGGCCCGGGCGATCCTTTTTAAAAACGTGTGCGATGTCCCCCGCGGGGACACGGATCGTGTCAAATGACGTCCGTATGTCTTCGATCTCGGTCGAGCCCGGATGATTTGGGTATAAATGATAAGCGACTGGAGTCCCGTTTGAATCGATCTCAACGCCCATCACGATCTTGTTTCCGCTCGGCGCGGTCAAAGTTTTATCACGGGCCAAATGGTCCGACTCTAAAACTTGAAGCCTTAAAGGAAACCCGCTCGAAGGGGAAACCCGCCGGCGCCGGATCAAGATGTCGCCCGACTCGGGGACCGCTCTCATGATGAGAGATTGCATTCCATAGAAATCAAGGCATTCGTCGAAATCAAGGGTCAATGCTTCCGCGAATTCTTTCCAAAGGGCGAGAAGGACTTCCCGTTGGACTTCGTCGCGCCCTCTTATGTTCGGCATGATCCCGCGGCCCACGACATTAGCGGGAATAACACTGACAATTCTTGCGGCATAGGGGTTATTTCTGACAAGATCGCGAGCGCGATTTCGAAGAGTTGAAAGCCCGAGCGAAATTTCTGAATTCGCCGAAGCGCCATTTGTGAGCCATTTGGCCCACCGTTGCCGACGGCTCGCTCCGTCGTATGCTCTTTTTTTAGGCTGTGATGTTTTGGAGCTCGGAAGTTTTATTGTGTTTGAAGACATTAAGCTTAAAGTCCTTTGTCGGTTTGGGCGACCCGGCGAGCTCCGCGGGGGACCGTTGAAAGACCGAGCTCGGCTCGCATGATGTCACGAGCCTTGATCATTTCATCAAGAGTCCGATAGGTGATTTCCTTGTCCGTATATTTAACCGACTTGACGCCGTTTGCAATAGCCTTTTCGAGCTTTGCAAGGTCGTCGCTTGTGAAAGAAGTCGCCATTTACCAAAAATCACTTTCCCGGGTTTTCCGTTTTCGCTTCTTGTTTTTTGGCTTGCTTATTTTTTGATCGTCGCTAATTTTCGACACTACAGCACCGGCGGGACTTTTTGCAAGAGCTTTCCATTTTTCTTTAGTAAATCTGTCAATCCCGAAGACGGCCGCGGCGGCTCGGGCATAAACCCGGGTGTCGAGAGCTTCGTTTCGATCCCGGACCTTGACCCATTCGACAATCTTATAGCCTTTCCTGATTTTAACCCTCGCCTCTTCCGCGGTCAACATTTGGAAATATTTTTCATCGTATTCAGGGAAATGACAATATCCTGTCGGCATTGGCGGAAGAGCCCCGTTTTTATCTTTCACCGGCCGGTTTTGCCGAAGCCATCCATATAATTCACTTTTTAGGATATTGACCCCGATCCCCCACACCTTCACCCCGCGGCGGATCCTCTCACCTTTGATCGTGACGTCGGCGGGAGTCGGCCGGCCGATCGTCGTCAATTGGGTGTCTTTCCCTTTGACGGCGATCACCCGGCTTTGAGGAAATTTTCTCACCCAATTGTAAACGTGCTGAGTGTTGTAACCCGAATCGACCGCCAAAACTCTGATCGAATGGGACACCCTTTCGTTTCCATCAAGGGGAAATTGCTCGTCAAGAAGAGCGGCAAGGTCATTCCAAACATCCCCGTGGGCCGTGTCGCCCATGAGGACTCGATAATCCACCGAATAACTTTCGAAATTTTCACACCACCCGACCACTTCGACCTCGATTCGATCTTTTTGGACGTCGGCGCCGGCTGTCAAAAACCCGACTTTTGAATTGACAGTCCCGATCTTGTATGCTTCTCTTCGCTCATAAAGCCTATGCCAGTCCGGTGTCTCGCTCTTTTCCTTCCATGTTTCCCCGAGAACGGTATTGACAAAAGTCTTCAGCGCGTCGGGGCCACTTCTTTTCGCCTTCAAAAAATCGCTTGCGATTTCTCCCCAAGAATACCAGCCCACCGGACTGTAAAGGGCGTTTAGGTGAAAACCCGCGATCTTGCTCTTCGGGTTTTCCTTGATCCACTTTCCGCCGGCGAGCATTGCGGTTTTTTGCCAGTTTTCAATTAGGCAATCGCAAGCCTCACATTGATACTTTGCCTCCTCGGGTTTATCCTTGGGCCACTTTAATTTTTGAAACACCAATTTTTGCCTATGCCCACAAAAAGGGCAAGGGACATTGTAATAACGCTGATCGCTTTGCTCAAATCTTTTAGCGACTTCGCTCTCCCCTTCGACTGTCGGAGTCGAGGGGAAATAAAATTTTCTCCGGGTGAAAGTCCGAGCCCTTGCCTTGGCAAGATCGATCGGCGATCCTTCCCCGTCGGCGTCTTTTGGATAGGCGTCAATCTCATCGCCGAAGATAAATCTCGCCGGAAGCGATCGAAGCCCGGTCGCGCTATTCGCCCCGGTCATGACCATAATCCCGCCGGGAAATTCTTTCGCCAAAACGGTATTGGAGGAGTCACGCGAGCGCGGATCCTTGACAAGAGCCTTGAGCTCGGGGCATTCGTCAATCAAGGGGCCGATCCGGCTTTTCGAATTTCTTTTTGCCATTTCAACGGTCGGCTGAATAATCATGACGGGCGCCGGCGATTGCGCGACAACGTATCCGACCCAATTGTTTCCGACTTCGGAAGCTCCGATTTGTGAAGCTTTCATGAAAACAATCTCTTCGGTCGGATCGTCGGCGGACAACGTGTCCATTATTTCTTTTGCGTATGGGGTCCGCGACGTCCGATAGGGTCCGGGCTCGGCGCTCGCCTTGCTCGAAAGCCGGCGATATTTATCCGCCCACTCGCTCACCGACAATCTTTCCTCGGGCTTGAGCCCGCGAAGAAAGGCTTTCGAAAATGTCGCAAGGGAAAAAGCCATTACGTTAAAAATTCCATTTCGTCTTGATATTCGGCCGCGAAATATCCCGAGCTTAAAAGCGACAAGATCGAGTCGAATTCATCGGTCAAGATTTTTTCAATCTTAAAAGGCTCGCTTTTTGTCACCGCGGCGATCTCGGCGGAAACCCTTGCGGGGATGTTTTGGATCGAATCGCGGATCAGTTTTCCGAATTCGAAAGCTTCTTTTTCGACCTCGTTTTTCTCAATCAAAAGCCCTTTTTTCTTGTCGTAATCGAGCTTTGTCATGCGGGCTTGAAATGCTTCGCGAATGGCGCGGCTCTCAGCAAAAGCCGGGATCGATTTGTTTGCTTCTTGTGGGGCCGCTCTTTCAAGAAGCCCGACGCCGGCTTTTCGCGAAAGCGCTTGATTCACGCCTTTCCCCCAATTGGCGAGAGCCTCTTCGGTTTCGACCATTTCCTTTCCGCCGACTCGCACCGATTTGATTCGGCCCTTTTTTATGGCATGATTGACCGCCGTCGGGGTCACACCGACAAGACGAGCAAAAGTCGACTTTGTGACATACTTTTCAAATTTCACTTTTTCGGCCCTTCCCTGATAAAATCAAAAAGAAGATCATACCCTTTTGTCCCTTTTATGAAACCGTCACGCCCGAGCCATTTTCGGACCTTGACAAGATTTGAGCCAAGGCGAAGACAATTCAAAAACTCTTTTTCATCTCGACCGAAAAGGCCCTCTTTAAATTGACCGGGGGTTACAACGTTATTCGCCCCTGCCACAAGCGCCATATAACCGACAAAAGCTTTTGGCCACCCGTCGACCCCTTTTCCGGTTTCAAGATCCAAAAATCTCATGGGCTTTACTTGCTGACCGTAGCTTGTCAAAAGCTTGAGCCGGCGCCAAATCTCCCCCGGCTCTTCGCCATTTCCGTAAAGCATTAAAAATGTATCCGGTCCCGAGCTCTTGAGCCCATGCTTTTCAAAAAGCTCAAGAGTCCTTAAAGCATATTTATCGACCGAAGCAGAGTCCCAAGCGAAACGGAGTTTTTGAAAAACGTGTAAATATCTCTTAAATATTTCGGCAAAGTCTTCTTTCACGAATATTCTGCAGTCAAGCGCTTGATTGAAATCAACCTTGACGCCCCGCCTTTCAAGCTCTTCCATGACCGAAACAAACCAGTCGCGGCCACAAGCTAAAATGTTGTTGTCCATGCATGAGAAAAATTTATGCCCTTCGCCAAGGGTGCTTTCCCACCCGTCGATTGTCCTTATCTTGCCCTCACTCTTCGGGACAATGCACCATTCGCATTTACGAATACACCCCCGCGAAGTGAAACCGTAAGAAAAATCTTTCCCCGCGATCTCATAATCCGGCGCGATCGTGTCCCATTCTTGAAGCCCCTCGACCACTTCGGCGCTCGGAAATATCCTCTTAAAAACTTCCGGGCGATAAGTCGCTTGGACCCCTCCGATCATGAGCCGGGACTTTGGAAACCGTTTTGAAAAAGCGGAAATATACTGCAAATCTTTTTTAAGTCGAAACCCGAAGAGCGGAGAAAAACAAATCGCTTTGGGGTCCTCTTTCAAAAATAGTTTTTGCTTGCATGAGATCAGTCTAGTCTCAAGATTTTTGCTTTTAAAATAAGCAGACAATTTCAAAAGCCCGAGGCTATCCGGGGCGTTTTTAGATTTCGAATGGACGCCATGGTCAAGTTTAACTAATAAGATCATTTGCTTCGAGCTCCGAAACGACTCGGTCCCAATCTTCGGGAGCCCTCATTTGTAATTGACTCTTAAGCCGAAGCGATAGCCGCTCGGGGACTTTAAAGCTCACCGTCGGCTCGCCGGCCGCGTCTTCAAGCCCTTCCTCGTCAACCTCTTTATCGGGCTTTGTCTCTTCACCGAAAAACTCCGAAAGCTCATCGTCGGAAAAACCAATGTCACCGAGATCGAAATCTTCAAGCTCGGATAAATCGGCGAGCTCAACCTTTAAGATATCCTCGTCGGGCTCGGCGTGAGTCGCAATGTGATTGTCGGCGATGAGATAAGCGCGTCTTTCGCTTTCGGTGATACCCTCGGCTTTAACCGCCGGGATCACTTCGAGCCCGCAAAGTTTTGCGGCTTCGATCCGGCCGTGGCCAGCGATAACGTTGAAGTTATTGTCGATTAGGACCGGGGACAAAAAGCCGAAGCGGTCGATCGACTTTGCGATCTCTTCGATTTGGCTCCGGGGATGGAGATTGTAATTATTAGAGTAGGGTTTTAACTGACTCACTTTAACTTTGTATAGATTTTGTATGTGACCCATAAAATACCGCCTTTATATTAGAATCCGGTTATGAAAAACCCCCATAAAATCAAGGAGTTCTAAAGCCCAAAAAATAATCAGCTACTAGCGAATTTTGGCGCGGAAGCCACC